TGAAAACCTCCCAGCGTGTCATGTAACCGGCATAGACCTTGGCCCCGAAGGTGATGTTCCAGGTCATCGGCGTCACGCCCGAGGCCGACGTCCGCGTGAACGCGGTGATGGCGTTCGTAAGATCGATCGCGACGGTCGCCGCCGTCGCTGCGGAGCGCGTCTCGGCCGATGGTCCGGTGCCGTTGGTCGCCACAACGCCAACCTTGAACGTCTTGCCGGCGTCGTTGTCGTTGACCAGCAGGGCGTCGTTGGTTGCCCCGCCGATGGCGACGAAGCCGCTGCCGCCGTCGGCGTACCATTGGTAGGCGTAGCCGGTCGGAGCGTTCGTCCACGTGCCCGTTGAGGCATAAAGCGTTTGCCCGACCACGGCATCGCCGGAGATGGCCGGGGCGACGGTGTTGACCGGAACCGCTCCGGTCACCGTCGTCGAAGTGAACGTGTCGCTCGTGGCGCCGACTGTCAGGGTCGTATTAACCGCTGTTGAAGCGCTTGCGGACGATGTGTGACGAACCGCCAAGGTGTCGCCGTTCACAACTGTAACTGGCCCAGCGCCCCAAGTGCCGCCGTTCTTCTGCAACTGGCTGGAGGCGTCACCGCTGATCGAGGCCGTGGCGCTGTCGCTGGCGCCAAGCCCAGCGATCGTGATCGTGTTCGATGTCTCGAGCGTGCTAAGCGGTGCACTGGGTACATCGGTGAAGCTGAAGGCGCTTGGTGACGTGTCGTTCAGATTAGAGACAGCGATCGCGAGCGTCGTCGAGCGCGGAGAATTGGCGCTGTCGGCCAAGGTCTCTACGATGGTAATATTGTGACTGGTGGCGGCCTCGTAATTGAGCAGAGATCCGTCCGCGACAGTGACCTGGCCGGTCGATGCGTTGATGGCGAACCGCCCAGCCGCGTTATCCGACAGGCTCTTAGTTGAGCCGGCGGTATACCCCGTCGGTGTTCCAACAATCGTGGTGTTCGCGGAATTCTCAGGAACGCTGAGCGAACCGGTAAGAGCAGCCAAGCTTGGCTGTTCGAAGACATTGCTGACTGACACGGCGAGGGTCGTCGAGCGCGGCGAGTTCGCGCTGTCAGCCAAGGTCTCAACGATGGTGATGTTGTGGCTGGTAGCTGCCTCGTAATTGAGCAGCGAGCCATTCGCGACGGTAATTTGTCCGGTCGATGCGTTGATCGAGAAGCGACCGCTAGCGTCGTCGGAAAGACTCTTCGTGGAACCCGCTGTGTACCCGGTCGGTGTGCCCACCACCGAGCCATTGGCCGAGTTTTCGGCGATGCTCAGGGAGCCGGTGAGCGCGGCCAGATTTGGCTGTTCGGAAACGTTGACGACGGTCACGGTCAGCGTCGTCGACCTGGGGGACCCTACCGCACCGGTCAGGGTCTCTACGATTGTCACTGAATGGCTTGTCGCAGCTTCGTAATTGGTCGGTGTTGCGGCCGCGACCAGGTTGCCGCCCGAGATCGTGAAGCGACCACCGGCGTCGTTCGAAAGAGATAGGGTCGAGCCACTCGATTTATTGAGGATCGAGCCCACCACCGTACCAGCCACGGAGTTCTCGGCGATGGTGCTGTTGTTGAGCCCAAGAGCCTGCAGCGCTGAGCTGGCGCCTTTGATGACCTTGAGCGCCTTCGAAGAAGGCCGGAGGACGACCCGATACCGGTTCATTCGACCCACCCGTAGATGTAGACGGTCCCTACCCAGAGCGGCGTCGGCTCAGGAGCCGTATTGTCGAGGACGACAAAGTCCTTGTTTGAGGCTGCGTAGATGACCTTGATGTCGGCGTTGGTGAGCTCGAGCAGCAGCTCGTCTGTCGTTGCTCCAGCAACGAGCGTCTTATTGATGCCCGTGCCGCACTCGAACGTGACGCTCACACCGGTCATGTCTCGGGGGAGGTCGTTGTCGTCGACGAAATTCACCGAAATGACGACACCCTGCCGGCCGTGCAGCTGGATATCGCCATTGTCGTCGACGATGTCGGGGATGATCTTCACGCGAAGGTCGTGACGTCGTCGAGCGCACGCTTCGAGGAAAGACGAGGCAACCGCGATCAACCAAGCAAAAAAGCGTAGCCATATTGTTTTCGCGCTGCCGCCACCGCTGCCTTCACGCCAATCGTGACGCCTGCCCAGATCGAGCTGGTGGTCGTCATTGAGAAGAATACGCCTCCAGTGGGCGCACCGCTTGGCGTCAGCTGATTGACGATGATTCCGCCGCCAGCGCCGCTCGCGGTCGACTGGTTGAAGATAAAGGCGTTGCTTCCTGCCTGTCCGCCCCACGACGGACTCGAATTGGTCGCAGCCGTGGCGCTGTCGCGGTCCGTGAAGAAGCAGGCCAGCACGAGGTCGTTGGCGGTAAGGTTGGCCTGCGCGATCGAGTTGGTTGTGAAGCTCGTCTGCGCGACGCTGGCGCCGGTAAATCCGCTAGTGATGAACGGCGTTGTCGCGTCGCAGCCGCTGAAGGTGATCAGTGTAGCGTCGGTATGATCTCCGCTATCGCCAACGGCGATGCCGCCGCTGATGTCAGTCGAACTGATGCTGGCCTTGTAATAGACGAAGCCCTTGGTGATGCCCGCTGCGCCAGGCGTGCCTGTAGTTGAAAGGCTATCGAGGAGGGTAAACCCTGTGGGGGTGGATGGGAGATTTTGCCCCGCCGTCTCGATGAGTAACAGGGCCGCTTCACCAGCCGTTGCGCCAGTGCCGAACGCGACGGTGATGCCCGCCGTGCCCGCCGCGAGAGTGGTGGAGACGCTCGTGCGGGTAACGCCCATGCCTTAGCTCCACTGGATACGTAGCGTGACAGTGATCCGCTTGGCGTTGTCGTTCGCGGAGACGCTCGCGCGCAGACAATCGCCCTGGGCAAGCACGGTACTACCCCACCCGGTGAGCGTCGTGTCCTGGTTCTTTTGCGCCGCGCTGGTGTTCGGCTTGTCCGTGCCGGCGATCGAGGCCACGGTGGGGAAATTGGCGTAGGTGCCGCGCAGAATATCGACCGAGCAGGTGGCACTGGTGTCAGTTGAGATCGTCCAGCCAACGATAGTCGCGGCACCGGGCAGATCCGGGAGATCCACTGTCTGGTTGGCGGCAATGACGGAACCACCCCCATCGATGACGAAGGTGATTGAGGCGTAGGTGGGGCTGAACGCCTGCGAGGAGTCTGAACTCCTCGTCAGAGCGCCGCTGTAGAACTTCATTAGCCGACGACCAGCGCTTTGATCGCGTTCGAGGCCGGCGCGCTTGAGAAGGTCAAGGTGACGTTGTTGACGTCGGTCGCAACCCAGTCGACCAGGATTGCTTCATTCGTCGAGGCAAGGCGCACGGAGACGGCCACGTCCTGGGTATTGAGATTGTGATTGAGTGCGATGCTCGTCGCGGCTCCGTTACCGACCGTGAACGCGACCTTTCGCGCAACGACTGCGGTGTCGATCGCCACGCCGGCCGCCGATACACTGATGCCCGTCGAGGGCTTGACCGAGAAGCTGTTGCCGGTGAGCAGCAGGCCGTTGCCGTTGGTGTAGCTCGTGCCACCCGTGAACTGGGTGATTGTGATGCTGGTCGTGCCGAGCGTGATTGCGCCGGTGTTCGCGCAGCGCCAAGTCGAGGCCCCATAGGTGCCACCTTCCTCGACGTACCAGGTTGCACCAGGTGTGATCTCGCCAGTTGCGTCGGCATCCGTTGCGCGCGACCAGGCGCCGGCTGCTACGACATAGACGCCGTTCTGACTGCCCGTAGTCTGCGCTGTCAGAAGAACTCGGTCACCCGCGACAAGGCTGACACTGTCGATCGTCTGGGTGCCCGTCAGCGCGACGTTGGCGACCGCGATCGCGCGGACGGAAGGCTTGCTGTCGATGCCAGCGGCGGCGTTCTGCACCTGCGCGTCGACATAATTCTTGGTCGCTGCGTCCTGTGGGTTCGTCGGATCCGTGACGTTGATGATCTTGTGCGAGGCCATCGACAGATCGACGTTCGGAGCCGCGAACTGATCGAGGCGATAGCCCTGAACGGTCGTCGCAAGATCGCTGATCGTCGCTGCCAGCTGGGTTCCAGTGTGGTTGGCGCGCGCCAGATAAAAAGCCGCGTTCTGGCCGTTCAGCAGCGCAGAATCCGTCGCCTTGTTCGCGAACGAGGTGCCGTTGTAGGTGAGCAGCTGATTGGTGGCAGTGTTGAAATAGGTTTGACCGACGGCGGGCGAGCTCGGATCCGCCGAGAGCGGATCGATAACGATGCTCTTCGCCGCGTTCTTCTGGAAGTCTTGAGCGTTGTAGATCTTCATCGGTCAGGGCTCCTACGAGAGGTCAGCGGAGCCCAGCGTGGGCTGACTGAAGGTGATGGTGAGGACGTTCTCGTCGAGGTGTTGGACGTCGGCGACGATCACGTCGCCAACCGAGTCACGGATCGAGACGACCGGATAGCGACCAAGATTGTGCGGAATCATCCACACCAGCTGAGCTGACGGCGCAGTCCAGGTGAAACCGCGCTCGGCGCGCACGGAATTGAACTCGCCCGCCACGCGCACGGTAAAATCCTGCAGACGTTCCTGAAGCGTGGTCAAGCGAGCGTGTCCTCATAAGACGAGATTGGTCTCGAAGAGCAGCACCAGATCGCCGGGATCGGGTATCTGCCCCGGTTCCACAGGAACCGGGCTTGCACTTTGAACAACGCGAAGCTGCGCGCTACGTGGAGCGAGCTGCACCACGGCGGTGGCGCCATCCCTCAGAACAATTCGCTCGATGCTCTTGGCTGTGATCGTGATCATGCAAAGCCGGTCACGAGCAATATGCCGCTCCACAGGTTATTGGCGGGGTCAGCCGTCTCATCGATAAGGGCGAAATCGGCCTTCTTGCCGACTAGGGTGTTGTAGAAGCCAACAGGGATCTCGAGGACTAGCTCATCCGTCGTGGCGCCCGCGATCAGCGTAATCGTGGCTCCGTCCTGGACATAGAGCTTCACCGTCGCGCCGGTCATATCCCGGGGCGAACCATCCTCCTGCTGGAAGAAGATCGGGATCCGAAGCCCCTCCTTCGCATGGAAGACGATGTCCCCTTCCTCGGTGATCGGTGATGGCATGCTGATCATACGTCGACCTCAAAGTGGAGCTTGGTTCCTGATCCAGGCTTCGAGGCGTTCGACTTCGCTGATTTCCCGCCTTCGGGTGCGAGCGACCGGCCATGGCTGTCCTGGTTCGGCGAGACACTCGTGACATCGACGTTCGCGGCTCCAGCGTTGGGGGCGAGAAAGTTCGTGCCGGAAAGTTCCGGTGTGCCGACGGGTGGCGGCCGACCGTACATCTCCATGTGATATTCGAGGTCGGTGATGAGCCCGGCTGACAGATCCTGTTTCAGGCGGGCCGACTTCATGACCTTCTGCGGCTCGAGCTCGAGGACCGGTCGGAGCTCGACCGGATTGAACCGCGCCTCGACGCGGCCCTGATAACCGGCCATGCGAGCCGCGAGCGTCAACGCTTGCGTGAGCACACCGCAGATCGAACGATTGAGACTGTCGGCGCCGAGCGCGAAGAGCCGCGCCTCGGTCCCCGCCACCTGCCCGCCGTCGGCTTTGCCGACGACTGCCGGCATGACTTTCAGCGCGGCCTGGTTCTGGGCATCGAGCACGTCGATGACACCTTGGATCTGCAGACCCGCGCCGGGGTTCTTGTCGTTAATGACTTTCGCCGTGACCGCGCTCGAGTGAACCAAAGCCTGGTCCGACCTGATCTGGTTGAGCGACGTCTTAATCTTGTTAATCTCGTCCTCGACGAACTTCCGCATCTCCTGCGGGTTCTGGCGAATGGTGACCGGTGCGTTCTGGATCAGCACCTCCTCCATCACCTCGAAGTCGAGGCGCGGGTAACCGACCACGCGCATGATGCGGTAGAGTTCGTTGATCACCTCCTGGCGTGCGGCGATCGTGTTGATCGCCGCCACGAAGGGCGAGAAGGTGTAGACGTCGGTCGGGTTCTGATGGAACCGGCTGACGAAGAAGCTCGGGATGTTGAGGTCTATCTGGACCTGGGCGCCTTTCGGCTTCTGCACGGGTGAGTACACACCCGGCTGCTTCTCGTTCCAGACCAGGCTGACCGGGTCGACGAGACGAAGCTCGGAGGGCACCATCTGTTTGTCGAAGACGAGCTCGGCCGCGTTCATGCCGCGGAGCAGCATGTAGTAACGCAGGTCTTGGGCCAGCCCCGACAGCAACGGCTTATTCGAGAAGCCGACGCTGTAGTCCGAGACAACCGTGAGCTGCTCAAGGATTTGACGCCCGAGCTGGATGCCTTGGGCGTCGAGCTGCGCGTTCGCGTCGAAAGCCCAGACCACCAGATCCGCACTCGAGGCGATCGTCAGGTAGGCGTGAACCGCAGCAGAGACGTCGGGATCGTGATTGACCGCGGCGTTGAGCAGGTCGCGAGAGTCCGACGTCAGTCGGCTGTCGTACAGCTGATTGAGGTGGTCACGGTACTGCGGTGCCGTCAGCAGCGGATTGTTGCCCTTGAAGGTCGGCGTGTAGCTCTTGCCGCCCTTGAGCTTCCCCTTGGGGAGAATGAGTTTGACGGGATTGAGGGACGCCATCAGCCGAGCCTCGACGCGCGCGCAGCGCTGCCCAGGAGATGGGTCTTCGCCTGGTCACCGGTATCGGCGCCATCGACCATGCTGGAGGTTGCGATAACCCCGCTCTGGGTCTGGTACATGTGCTCGCAGATCCTCCGGCTCAACAGATTGAAAGCCATCGAGTGGAAGAAGTGGTCGTTGCCGCTCGTCTTCTTCCACGTCGCTTCGGCGTTTGCGTCAGGGCTCTCATCGCGCACCATGTCGCAGAGGTGTGTGATGAGCGTCTCCCTCAAATGCGTGTAACCACCGATCACCATCTTCCTTTGAGAGATGGTCGCGAGCATCCGATCGAAGATCAGCGTCTGGTTGCCCGAGTAGTGGGTGAGGACTCCGAGCTCGTCCTTGTGCGGCGACAGCGCCGCGGTGCCGCGCCACTGGATTGGCATGACCAGCCCCGTCGTGAAGTCGCGGAGCGCGTCAGCGGTCGGAGTGAACGGGAACCGGTCGATCCCGGCAGAGGCGATGTTGTAGACCTTGCGAAGCTCGGCGATCCGCGCCTCGAGGCGCGAAACCGGTACCTGCTCGAAGAGGATCCAGACGGGCTCGCCGTTCTCGTTGTCGTACGAGAGGGTGAGGTAGCACTGGAAGCCAACGTCGACGCCCAGGAAGACGGGTATGTCGTGCGAGATGTTGGGGATCTCGGCGGACCCGCGCGCCATGCAGGCTTCGATGTCTTCCCGCTGGACCTGGCTGTCGGCTGAGTTGTGAGGTTCGCCGAGCACCGTGTTGTAGAAGCCGCGGATGAACCCCGATTTCAGGTACTTGGCGAGCTGGGTGAAGACATAGTCCGGTGACAGCCGGCCGGCGGAGAACGGTCGGACGTAGTAGCCACGGAAGGCCGTGCGGCTCGGATGTCGGGCGACCCATTCGCGGGTGCTGGCGTTTGCCAGGTCGAGCGCCCGGTGACAGCGCTCGCACTTCACATAGGTTTCGGAGAGATCCATCGTCGCGATGATCTCTGCGGTGAGGTCGGTGAACTTCTCGAGGTCGAGCTGCTCGAACTCGGGGCAGTGGACGAACTTCCGGGTGAAGAGCGGCACCTGCCAATGGTTGCAGGCCTCACAGCGGATCTCGTACTCGCGCTGGTCAGTGAGCTTGTAGTCCCGATCGATCCCGTAGCCCTTGAAGGTCGGGGTCGAGAACTTCTGCGTGATCCGCATCGACGAGTTCTGCAGACGCGACTGGTACAGACCGATCATGTCCTCGGGGGAGAGATCGAGCTCGTCGTGCATGAGGAAGTCGGCGGGGATCGAGGTCGCGTCGTCTTCGCCGCACCCGGTGATGTAGCCGAAGCTCTCGCGGATCTGGATCAGGCCGGTGGAACGGATCGGCTTGATGTCGGACGGCGGATTGAAGACGTCGTCGCGATCGAGGATCGGTTTGAGGCGGGTCTTGTAGACGCGCTTGAACATGTCCTCGTTCGGCAGCGAGAAGATGCCCGACACGGCGTCGTTGCGAGTGAGGATCCCAAGATATTTGCGGAGCTGAACCTCGGTGAGGCCCACCTGGGAGCATTTGATCACCGACATGTCGGGGTGCATGTCGTCGATGATCGCGCGCTGAAATTCGTAGCTCTGGAACGAGAACGGCACCGCACGACGGATCGTCGTGTTGTTGCAGATCCACTCGCTCATCGGCTGGGTCGAGGATCCAGCGCCGTAGCGTTGCCTGACGGTCTGGTAGAGGTCCTCGAACATCGGTGAGGGTTAACCGGGGTTTTGCATCCGGCAACAAGGGTGAAATGTGACTTGGTGGACAACCAAGTGACTGAGTCACATCAGAAAGTTGGCTGGAATTGAAATCGCCGACCCGGTCTTAGGGTCGGAATGAGCAATTACCCCACCCTGCGTCTCGGCGTGCTGCAAGGCATCGTCGATCTGAAAGCCGCGTGCGACGCCAAGCCAGGCTTTTTGCGGGCGTCAGATTGTCCCTACGACAACGACACCGTTTCCATCCTCGAGAAGCTGTTCAAGCCGGTCGAGATCGAGGTCATCAAGGAGGTGATCGTCGAGAAGCCGGAGCGCGGCAAGGTCGGCCGGCCGACGAACAAGAAAGAGCTGTCCGAAGACGACGCCGCCGAGCTCGAAAACGAAGCCAAGGAAATGCTGACCGAGCTTCGCCAGATGGCGAAGAAGGATGACGGTGCGCTCAAGGATCTCGACACCCAGACCAAGCTGACGATCCTCAAGACGAGGGCCTCGCTGATGGAGAAGCTGGTCTCGATCCGCGAGCGCTTCACCAGTTCGCGCAAGGTGCTGGAATTCCAGAACACCGTCGTCGGCATCCTCGACGACCTCATCCCCGAAGACATGCGCGACGAATTTCTGAAGCGCCTCGAGCCTTACCGGAGCTAATATGACAGACCGCGTTTTCGCCGACTTCGCCCCCTTCTACTGGGAGGCGGGGATCCCCGCCATGCCTCTCAAGGTGAGGAGCAAGGCACCGATCCTTTCGGAGTGGACCCAGTACGGCAGCAATATGCCGTCCGCCGCGGTTCGCGAGCACTGGCTGACCACTTATCCCCGCTCGAACATCGGTCTGCCATTTGGCCCGGCCAGCAAGCTCTGCGCGATCGACATCGACACCACCGATGAAGCGCTGGTCAAGGCGATTGAGGATTGCCTGCCGGCTACCCCTTGGCGCCGCGTCGGCAAGAAGGGCTGTGCACTGGTCTTCAAATGGCAGGGCCAGAAGAACTTCAAGATCCGATCCGACGAGGGGATGATCTGCGAGTTCCTCGGGCTCGGCAACCAGTTGGTCCTCCCACCCAGTATTCATCCTGATACGGGCGAAGCCTACACGGCGACGACGAACCTATGGGAGGTGATGGACCAGATCCCGGCGCTCGGGGTCGATATCGAGGACCGCCTGCGCGCGGCGCTCGGCGTCAAGGGCGTGACGCTCTCGCACGAAGGGCGCTCCAAGCCTCTGGACGTCGTCCCCTCCGGTGAGCGCGACATCCAGCTCGTCCGTCACGCCGGCTACCTCGCGCGCGTGGTCTTCGGGCTCGACAAGCAGACCAGGTTCTCGCTCGTCGAAGCGATGCAGCACATGCACCATTGGGTCGAGAACTTCACCGCGCGCGTCGCGGGCGACGACATGGATCCGCAAAAGGGCATCGCCAAGCTGCTCGAATTCCTCCTTCGCGACATCGAGGGTGGCCGCACCCTGCCCGAGGGATGGGACGCGAACCTGACTGACGAGCTGCGCGCTCACCCGACGATTGCGACGATCGCCGAGAAGAACAAGGCCGAACGCTGGGACTTCGTTCGGGCCCGCGAATGGCTGATCGAGCAAGTGAGTGCGAAACAGGACGACGACCGCTGGGCGCTGCAGAAGGTCCGCGAGGTCGTCGACAAGGTCGCCGCGGACGAGCAGTTCGACGAGTTCGAGTTCGACACCCTGATCCCAACGATCGAGAGCTGCCTCGGCAAGGGCGCGAAGATGGCGCGCGCCGCGATCAAGAAGATGTTCAAGGAAGCGCGCGCCACCGGCGGTGAGGTCGAGATGGCCGAAGATCACGAAGGCATCGCGCGCCAGGTGATCGAGGACATGGGTCGCGGTGGTGAGCTTCGCCACGCTCACGGCAGCTTCTGGCAGTGGAGCGGTTCGTGCTTCGCTCAGCTCACCGACGCGGTGATCTACCGGCACATTGCCGAGCGCGTGAAGGGCAACGTGCTGTCGAAGCGGCACTCCGACTACGCTGCGATCGTGAAGACGATCGGAATGCTGGTCGACGCGCCGCTTGAGGAAAACCCTGAGCTCGGGATCAACTTCGCCAACGGGTTTCTCGACATGAACCTGGCGCTGCACGAGCACTCGCCGACCTTCGGCAAGACCTTCACGATGCCGTTCAACTACGTCCCGGCCCGCCGGCACGAGTGCCACCGGTTTCTCGAGATGCTCGAGCGCGCGTGGGGCGACGATCCGGACTTCGACGACAAGGTGAAGGCGCTTCAGGAGGTCATGGCCGCGACGATGTTCGGCATCGGCCCGCGGTACCAGCGCGCCATACTTCTGTACGGCCAAGGTGGCACCGGCAAATCCCAGCTGCTCGATATCCTCGGGGCGATGATGCCCGACAACGCAGTTTGCGCGCTGCCGCCGCACAAGTGGGGCGAGCGGTTCTCGCTGACCTCGATGGTCGGCAAGGTGCTGAACGTCTGCGGCGAGCTCCCCGAGGATTCGATGATCTCCGGCGAGCGCTTCAAGGGCGTCGTCTGCGGCGAGCCGCAGGACACCGAGTACAAAGGCAAGGACGGGTTCACGTTCGCGCCGATGTGCGCGCACTGGTTCGCCTCGAACCACTTGCCGCGGTCGAGGGATACGTCGGACGGGTTCATCAGGCGTTGGATCATCTTCGAGTTCACCCGCAAGATCGCCGAGAGCGAGCGGATCCTCGACTTCTCCAAGATCGTGATTGCCGAGGAGCGCGAGGCGATCGCGGCCTGGGTGGTCGAGGCGTTGCCGCGGCTGCTGCAGCAGCGCGAGTACACCCTCCCCGCCTCACACCGTCGGTTGGAAAACCTAGTTTTACGGTCGAATAATTCCGTCGCCGCTTTCCTGCAGAGCTGCGAGCGAGTGAGGCCCGACGCCGAGAGCACCGCCGACTGCCGCACGGTGTTCGACCAGTACATCTTCTACATGAAGGACGTCAGCAAAGGTTACGGCGTCACCTTCGAGCGCTTCAAAGCGATGCTCGAGGGGCTCGGTTACAAGGTGGTCGAGTACTCCGACGAGATGAAAGTCACCCGTGACAGGGTGAAGGGGCTCAAAGTCGTGGTTCCGGCGGGGGTGAAGCCTTGAGCGTCTACGTCGAGCCTCACGCCCTGGCTCAAATGACTGCCGACTCCCCCGTTGAGCTGCTCGATGCGACCGAAAGGCTCGGCATCGAAGCGACCGGGGTCGTGGTGCAGCTTTCAGTCAGAACTCGCGGAATTGCTGTGGGTATGGGTGCGATCGAGCTGTCCAGGCGCGAATTTGTCGCGAAACTCGACGAAATTAACGACAATGGGCGCGGTTTTGGGCCTAATTTGGCTCAGATTTGCAGGTAATCGTACACAAATACGGGACTTGTGACTTAGGAAAAAGCGAAAATTACCCCCGGACAATTTGGGGATGATCCGTCTTAGTGTGACGTTTCCCCACAACAAGAACGTGGCACCCTTCCTCGCCTAAGTGCTTGGAAACGTTCATCTTTCTGGCACCATGTATAACGATGTCAGTGTGTTACTAATACTATACAAGTATTGGTATTCTACCTGGTAGGCCCGTCTATGGTGAGCACATGGACAGGCAAACGCCCCTCTCGGGAGCCACGGCTCTCTTTGTGCCCTCGCCACTGGCGGGGGCGCAAGGCGTGCGCGCTGCCCATGCTTGGGAAATTTCCCATATTTCAGGAGATTGTGACATGACTGCCATTGCATTCGATATCGCGCACTATGGCGAAACGACGGAAGACTTGCGTCAGAAGGGAGTTTCTTTCGAAAACAAGGCAACCGACTGGAGCCGAGAAGGCCTTTGCGGTCTCTTCTCCGGACGCATGACGGTTGGCGACATGACGGCGACACTATGCGCTATCCTGAAGCCCAAAATGGCCAACGGGAAGGCGGGAACAACGCTTTCCAGTCTTCGCAATGTGAAGGGCGGTGACGCTATCCGCAAGGTGGCGGAGGGCGTCATTGACGTCTTCGAAGCGTCCAACACTGGCGCTGTTGCGGAGGCTTTCCGCCCTGTTGCCATTGCCTTTGCGACGGCTTCACCGGACGCGCCCAAGTCTCTCAACGCACTACGCAAGGAGCTTGCCAAGCTGCGCGCTGAAGCGAGCAAGGCGGCCGTTGAGGCGGCGGACAACGCCAAGCCGGAAGGCGAAGGCGACGGCGAAGGCGAGGAAGCGCCGGAGGCGAAGACTTCGCTGGCCGTTGTCATTGAGCGCGCCGCGCTCGCCATTGCGGAGGCGTCCGCCGATGACCTTTTGCTGGCCGATGACGCGATTGCCTCACTGATGGAGACAATCAAGGCGCGTTATGCCGAAACCGCGGAGGCGGAAGAGGCACTCGCGGCCTGATCCACAAAGCCCCGTTTGGGAAATTTCCCAAACGGGGCTCTTGCGAGGCGCGCGGCCTTCCCCCTCCACCGCGCGCCTCACAAGAGCCCCGTTCGACAGGAGATCGACGCCATGCCTCGCGCCCACGTTCAAGGCTATGACAGCAACGCCGCGCAATTCGAGCGCATGGGCAATCCGTGGGTTTCCGAACGCGAGCGCGCGGAGTTTTCGGCCCCGAACAAGAAGGAGGCGCGCCAGAACCGCAATCCGCGACGCGGTGTGGATTTGGGAAATTTCCCAAAACCGGCGTTCGAGCGGTCCACTGATCCGCGCAAGCGGCGCCGCGATTTCATTGCCCTCGCGTTGTCCCGGGTGGGTGGATCGCGAACCATTGTCCCGACGATCGCGAAGCCCGACGACGCCGTGGTCCGCGCGCCGGGGTTGACCGAGCTCAAGCCGCTCACATCGGAGCAGCTGGCCTTGCGCCAAGCCCAGCGCGACGCCGTTGCGGCGCGGCTGGAGGCGGGCGCGCTCGCCTACGCTGCGAGCGAGGCCGCGAAGGCGGCCGAGCGCAAGCGTCTGGAAGCCATTGTGAAGGCCGCACAGAACCGACTCGCTGCTTTGGGCTGAAACTTGAAGTGACTAGGTCACTTGTGCGGGTTGGCGAGGGCCAGTTGCTTCTTTGGGCTGGAAATTGAAGTGACTAGGTCACTTGTGCGGGTTGGCGAGGGCCAGTTGCTTCTTTGGGCTGGAAATTGAAGTGACTAGGTCACTTGTGTGGGGTGCCAACTGTTGGTGTATTTTGCCAGCTTTGGGTGGCGACAGTAGACCATGTAACCCCAAGGTTACAGCGAAAGTATTCGTATAACCCCCTTATTTACTTCATCCGGCTTCTATAAATATATAAAAAATAATTATATATAGGGTACTAGTGACTAAGTCACTTCGAATTCCACGCCAAAGGAGCAACTGGCCTTTTGGTTGGCCCCCGCAAGTGACTTAGTCACTTCAAGTTTCACTCTATAGTTGCAACTCGCCCTCGCCGAACCCCTCGGCGAGGGCTTTTTCGTGGGAGTACGTCCGATGACTAAAATTCGTTTCACCAATCGCTGCATCGTCGAGGTCCGCACCAAGGTCGAACCCCGCGCGATCGTCACCAGCACCCGGCGGATTGCCGGCACCCTCCATCTGAGGCTCGCGTGATGCTGACCCGCATCGCTCTCGCCCTGATTGGGTGCGTTTGCATCTGGACCGGCGTGTTCGCTGGCCTGAACTTCAACCCGCCGCCGCACGCAGACCCCGGCGCCGTCAACGCCTGTTGGCTCACCTTCATCACCCTGATCATCGCGGGCCACGCCTTCGTGATCAGCTCAGTCTGGAGGCTCGTGAAATGACCGCCGCCGAATGCCTCGACATGGCTCTCAACGAGGAGCGCCTTGCCCGCGACTGCGGTGTCCACGACCCCGCCTTCGCCTTCCTGATCCGCGAGCGCGATTGGTGGCTCAACGAGGCCGCGCGCCTCGAGGAGATCGAAAACCAAGTGACCTAGTCACTTCTTCATCCACGAATGACGCCCGTGGGCTGATCTGAATATCAAGGCGTCACCGACGGGGACCGGACAGTCCCTCTTCTGAACTTCAACTTCAAAGCGGGCTCCGCCCCGCCACGGGAGAACTTTGCCATGATCAACACGACCCTGATCAGCGACCTGCCCCTGAGCAACGTCGCGAACATCGCACACTGGCAGGCCAATCAGGCCTTGCGGGCTGGACGAAAAGCTCAGGAGTTGCACCGTTTGGCGGACGCCATTGGCCTGCCCGATGCAGAATCCAAGACACGCGCTCAGGCTCTCTCGTTTGAACATGAGTTCAGCGTCCACACCAACAAGATGTACGACGTGCTGGAGGCCTCGCGCTATCCCACCCTGACCACCGAGGCGCTTGTCCGCACCCTTGGCCGCTCCAAGGCCATGGTCCTCAAGATCAACCGTCCGCTGATCAACCTCGCGCTCCGAAACCAATAATGGATTGGACCCGCACGATCGACGAGATCCTCGCCGTCTTCACCGACGGCGCGGACGTCGTCTTCAAGACCCGCGCCGGCCGCACGTTCCGTGTCTACGCGGAGTCCTTCATCCCCAACGCGAAGGCCTACGTCGTCGAGAAGATGAACGTCCCCGTCCGTATCCTCCACATGGGCGAGCGCTGCGAGTTCATCTTCGCCCTATGAAACACGGCAACTTCGTTTTCGAGGCACGCCCGAGCTGGGAGGGACATGAACGCGAAGTTCTGATCCTCGCCCTCACCCCGGGCATCCCCTTCGAGTGGATCATCAAGGTCACCCGCATGGGCTCCGTCCGCAAGGCCGCCCTCCGCAGGATGATCGAGGCGGTCACCACCGAGGACCACGCCAAGGCCGAAGAGAATGCTGCTTCAATCACCGAACAGGACGGTTTCCGGATGCTCAAGGTCATTCCTCACGACTACCGCGGCGCCATCCCTCTGTACGCCCAGCTGTGGCTCCAGAGCACGCCCCAGACCGACGCCGAAGTCGCCCGCATCCTGGGCGTCAAGCGCGAGCGCGTCTGCCGTTGGCGCAACACCAACAACTTCGATCCCCTTACCGGAGTACGTATCCATGGATGATCTCCACTGGATGATGATCGCCCTCGAGGCGGCAAACATCACCAACGAACGCCTCGGCCCAGATCACCCACCGTGCATCCTCGGCGACGAGATGAACGATGACGATCGCCGACAGGCTATCCGCGAGTATTTCGCCGAGGTCGAAGAGCTGACCGACGACGTTGTCGAGACAGCGCTCGATGAGCTCAAGCGTTGGGAAAATTCCCAACGCATCGCGATGCAGTTCGCCGACGCCCTGATCGGCTCCTTCATGCCGGCGAGGGCAGCGTGATCAACCCCTACCTCGCCTCCCAACTTAAGCACGCCAAGCGCGTCTTCGCCCGGTCCAACCGGCCCATCCTCGCCGCCGAGACCCGCAGCGTGCTCGGCGCCCTCGCCGACGCCCGTGAACCCGACGAGTCCGAGGCCCACCGCCTCGTTCGTCTCGCCTTTGGAGACCCGATCAATGCATGACATCTTAGTCCGCGCCCGCGAGCTTATCGCCGACCCTGCCCACTGGTGCCAGGAAGTCTACAGCTTCGACGGCCCCCTCACTGACCCTGACACGAGGTGTTTTTGCACCTTGGGCGCGATCAATCGCGCCGTCCTCGAGAAGCACCAGAAGCTCGGTGTATTCGAGCACGAAGACGACGCCATTAACTTCGCCGAAGGCACACCCGAGGCCGCGGCAGCGATCGAGCATCTTCACAAGATGCTCGACGGATGTTCCGTCGCTGAGTTCAACGACGAACACGATCATGAGGAAGTGATCGCCCTCCTCGATCAGGCGATCGCAGCATGACCCGCCTCGGCCACCGCACCTACCTCGACAACCCGAGGCTCATCCGCACCGAACGCAACGATGATCTCATCGAGCGCGTGATCCGCGCCAAACAGAGAGGATACCAGGACGATGTCCGTGTTGCAGCTTGACCTCAACAACCTCACCCCCGCCCACCTCGCCGAGGCCAAGCCTCACTGCGGTGACTACTGCCGTTACTTCGCGCCCTGCATCATCGGCACGATCGTGCCCAAGGAGCAGCGCCGAACGTTGGACTACAGCGACACGGAACATCCGAACCTGGCCGACTCCGCAATCGGCACGCTCCTCCAAAACCGGTTCGTCTCGTTCCCGAACAAGGGCCAGGAGAAAGACGCCATCGCCATGCAGGCCGCGTTCGATGCGGGCGACTGGGATGATGTTGAGCAGATCGCCGAGAGGTACATCAATGCTGCAGCTTGACCTCAACGACCTCACGTCCACCCACCTCGAGCAGTGTCGACCTCACCTGGGCACGTGCCAATACGCCTCACCCTGTATCATCGGCACGCTGATCCCGCCCGAGCTTCGCAAGAAGCTGGATGATGGGACGGTCCGCGACGAGGACGGCGTCGCCATGTTGCGCCCTTCGGTGTCGCGCCTGGTCGGCGCCAAGTTCATCCAATTCGCGGACGACGAGCAAGCGCACGACGCGCTCCGGATGCAACGCGCTTTCGATGTCGAGAACTGGGCCCGGGTCCAGGAGATAGCCTCGAGGTACATCACCCCATGACCGACCCCCTTCGCGCCCTGACCCAATGCGAGGACGCCGCGCGCGAACTCCGCAACATGATGAAGCGACGAGACACCGCTGTTGTCCCGTCCGACGTCGAGCGCCTCGCCAACGCTGTGACCCAGGGCTTCCAGGCTATTCGGGAGTTGTTGCAATGACCATCGAACTCGGCCGCACATACCGTGACGGCTACAATCGCCCGGTCCGCATCATCGCCACCGATGCGAAGAGATCCTTCACCCCGATCATCGGTCTCGTCACCACGGACGATGGCACCGAACTGATGGAAGCCTATCGCGAGACCGGCGAGGTCTACCCGATGAGCAACAGCAGGCGGAACCTCATCATTCCGCGCCGCTACATCGACCTCGAGAACGCCAAGAGCCTGATCCGCGCCCGCCAGGACGACTTTGCAATGGCTCACCTCAACATCATCCTCGAGGATCTCTCGACGATGCCGTTCGAGGAGCTGTGAATGACCGCTCCAACTACCCCGACTACTGAGCTCTGGGTCATCGGCAACGCCACCAAACAACCGTGGCTGCTGAACCTCCGTGGCCCTTACCCCAACCGGGCTCACGCCCAGCGCGCCATCAACTGGCAGCACACCTACCTCGACTACACACCCGACTACTGGAAGATCGTCACCACCGACGAGCTCCGGCAGTTGCTGCCGACGATGAACCGCGCTCCCTACACGCAAGAAGCCTGGGAACGCTTCAAGGAGACCATCAATGCCTAAACACACCGTCACCGTCTATCGTCCGGTCCTCGAGCGCGTCACCCTCGAAGTCGACGCCAGCTCAAAGTACGATGCCCAGGAACAGGCCCTCGAGAAGGCTGCGACGCTCCATGAGAGCGCCTGGTCGCCAATGGATCGGCGCCTGAACTGGTACTGTCCGGACAGCTTCGACCTCGAGCCATTCATCATGGACGAGGAGCCTCACCTCTTCGATTCCGAAGACGACGAATGACCGCCACCTGGACCCAAGCCCTTCGCGACGCGACCAAGAACCTGATCCGCGAGCCGCGAAAAACCGACCTCGATCAGGACATCTACAGCCGCGCGAGCGAGTACCTCGCAATCCCGATCGGTCACGAGTTCGAGCCCCACCAGGTCTCCTACACCCACTGCCTCCTGCAGCGCCTCGACAACTATCGCGAGCGCGCCAGTCACCTCGCCTTCAAGAAAGCCTGGGAAGATGCCCAAGAAGAGACTGTCTGACCTTCTCACCGACGACGACTACGACGCGATCTACCACGCGCTCGACGAGTTCGACGTCGGCATCGCCAGCTTCGACGATGTGCTTCGCGCCATCCTAAAGCCGCTCGTCCCGCACTTCGATCAGATCCGAAAGGAGCTGAGCGCGCGATGACCAGCGAGAACGAGATCTTTGATTTTCTCAAAGACGCAAGAAGCCACGTCGACCAGGCCTGTACCTACGCCGCCGAAGTGGTTCGCCGGCTGGAGCAGGAACCGAACTGTGTGACAGCTCGGAGCGCGCTCCAGTGGTACACTGAAGAGCTTCAGCGCCAGAGCAACAACCTCGAGAGCCTTCGCTCCGATCTTCTAATTCTGGCCCGCAAGATCTGACCTAGTCACATGCTCCACAACCACTCCCACTTCCCCAACTCCCTCCCTACCCCACCTTTCATGAAATACGTCCTGATGTTCCTCGGAGAGCCCGTCTACTCCTCAACCAACTGGCTCGACGTCCATCAGGTCGCACTCGCCAACGGCTACGCCGTCAACGCCAGGGGGTGTCTGTTCACCCTCATGCCCGGTGTCACCGTCGAAAAGATTAGGACACATTGATGCTCGACCAAATCAGACAGGCGATCTTCGCCCAGAACCTTCTGAGCTTCAGGTATGACGGCGAGAACCGCCTCGTCGAGCCCCACGCCCTCGGCTTCACGTCGAAGGGCAAACTCAGCGTCCGCGGGTTTCAGCCGGCCGGTGGTACCCACCGCGAGCTCGGCTGGAAGCTGTTCACCATCGAGAAGATCGAAGACCTGACGGTGCTGCCGCTCACCTTCGAATACGCCCGCCCCGGCTACGCCCTCGGCGATAAGCAGCTGCCCACGCTGGTGGCTCAGGTCGACGCCGTCTTCGCATGAACTACACCCAGGCCCGCGAGCGCACGCTCGCGGCTGGTGCCACCGACGCTGAGATCCAGCGCTACGCCGACAACCTCACCCCTTCAGTCCCAACCCGCAACATGATCGTCGCCCTGCAGCTGCACCCGTGGCTGAACAGCGCCGACGACTGGGCGCGGCTTGCTGGAGCAATGCTATGCCGGAAATCAAAGTCACCAAAACTGTAACGCGGACGGAGGTCACCAACGTCCGCGTCGAAGCCGACGAGCTCGAGGAGCTTCTCCGCGAACATCTGAACCTGCCGATCGGTGCCGAATTCAGCTGGCGGATCAACCGTTACGAGGACTTCGACGGCGTCGAGATCGTCCACAAAGCGACGGAGGTCGAGAGCGATGCCTGAAGCCATCTTCGACTACATGATCAGCGGGCGCCTGATGGCGCCAGCCGGATCCAAGCTTAACCCAACTGGTTCAGGAGTCATCCTGCCCGACGGGCGCGAGATCAAGCTCTGGGAACAGCTCGAGATCAACACACCCGGCGAAGATGACCACGAGAACATGGACCTCAATGAGGCCGCGGACCTCGGGATTTTCTACGACGGCGACTGTTGCGAGTTCGACGCTGTCGATCTCGGCGCTGAAACGCAACTGTGGCCGCCGAAATGAGCCGGCCCAGCTACGAAGAGGTGTTGAAGCGCCTCGCCCGCGTTGTCGCTTACGACGTTGAGCTTCAGCGCCTCGAGCTCCCACCGAACGGCGACGATTACAACGCTGTCCACCAGCTGCTGCTCGGTGGTGAGCTCCTCCTGCCTGAGAAGGAAGGCCGATGATCTTCTATATCGCCCTCGACGAGCACGGCCACCGCCAGCTTTGCGGCACCCAGGCCGACGCCAAGGCCATCAACAAGAACTTCGAGCAGATCGACATCCCGACCGACAAGACCGGTCTGATGGGGTTCGTGCAAACTCTGTTCCACAACAACGACACGCTTTGCGACCAGCTCGCTGAGCTCGACAACCTGCGCCACGATCTGACGTCTTCCATGGGGCGCGAGAACGACCTGTTGAACGACAAGCCCTCCTACGTCGACCAATCGGTCAACTGGGACGCGCTCTTCCCAACCCTTCCGCTCGCCCACCAGCTGCACTTCGCGGCCATGGCGATGGAGAATGCCCGTGAACGTTTATAGTCTCGACATTCAAATTGTCGCCACCGCCTACATCAAGGCCGAGTCCGAAGAGGAAGCCCGCAAGATCGCGAGCGACCTCCCCAATGACTTCATCGAGTTCTCCGATCGCCACCAGATCGTGGGCGATGACATCTGCGTCGACGGCACGCCCTTCCGGGGCCTCTGGGAGAACGACGAAACCACCGCGCTCTCGCCGGCCATGACGATCACCGGCGTTTTCAACCTCGAGGGCCTCGAGCTCGTCGAGGAAGACATCGACGTCGAGGAAGACGAAAATGTCGATTAACTGGCGCAAGCCACTCGAGTGGTCGACGGGCGAAGAGGCCAGCCTCGCACCCTACGACAACGCATACGACGGTCACCGTCACGTCTCCGGCTGCAAGGAATGGCTCAACATCACCGGCGACAATTATGTCGCCGTGAACGCCACGACGGGCCAGGTGCTCGGCTGCGAGGACGACTATCCTCACATCCGCAACGTGGCCGAACCCAAGAACCCACCGGTCTGGCTCCATCTATTCCACGGCCGCAGCGCGCCCGACGAGAAGCTGGAAGATTGGGGCTTTAACGGTCCCACCATCGGCCCGCTCGACTACGTCCATGTCACCTACATGTGCGACGTCAGGTACGGCTTCCAGAACGAGGAAGACGCCGCAAAATTCGGTCTCTCGATTGAGGGCCACTTCCCCCTTCATGGCGACCTGGTCGAGCACAAGGGCGCCTTCTACGGAGACTTCTCCATCAACGCTTTCAAACCCACCGGACTCTACCGCATCGACCTCATCGAAAAGTGTGACCCCGACGAGGTCATCCAATCCGAGAAGTTCGACGGTACCGAGCTCGAGGCCGAACAGCGCCTCGGCGAGGTCTGGAACTCCAGCATCTGCGCGACCGGCGAGGCCGGCCGCTACAAGGCTGAGCTCTACTGCATCAGCGGTGGCCAGCCCGTCCTGCGTCAGACGATCGAGCCCGAGGGCGACGATGACTGAGTTCAACTGGGACGACTACGCCAAGCACGTCGACGCACTGCGCGACATGGGCTGCGCCGTCGTCACGATCACGCCGGAAGACGCCCAGAGCGTCTTCGATGAAACCCTGCTCCCACACGAAGCCCACGCCTGGCTCCGGCACAACCACGACGACGTCGAGGGCGCGATCCTCGGCGAATACTGGGGTGACACCCTCCGAGACATCTATGTCGAAAATGACTGACCTCATCAGCCGCGGGGCGCTCCTCCAGGAGCTCTACGCAATCGGCAAGCGCGAGAACAACCTCGGCCGAGTGGCGCTCGTCTGTGAGTGCATCGACAAGGCCAAGGAAGCGCCCGCGATCAAACCCCAGGTCGTCGCCAACATCAGTGGCGGCATCCTGCAGGGTGCGAGCTCCGACTATCCGGTCGACCTCTACACGCTCGACTTCGAACACGACGGAGCCGAGGAGGACGAGCTCATCACCGTTGACGGTTCAACCGCCCTGTTCGGTGAGACCTTCATTAAAATCGATCCCGACTTCGTGGACGAGGTCATCGAAACGATCCTCGAAACCGTCGACGACCTCTGCTCGGTCGGGCTGCACAACTGGGGCGGTGAACCGTCCATTGGCGCCGAGTGCCTGCTGTGCGGGACTCAGTGCGAGGAAAAACATCTATGACCTACCCCGTCACCATGACCATCGAACCCCAGCGCGTCTGCGACATGTTTGTCGGCGCCTTCGAGGGCGGAAGCAACTATTGGCTCGGCCGAGGTCTGGTCCAGCTCGTGAAACCGGATCAGGCTGCCGTCGCGAACCCGGAGGGGGTCGTCTGGTGGGGTCGGACAGCACTCTATGAGCAGCCATTCGAGATCTCGATCTACGTCGTAGACGACGAAGAGACCAAGGTCATCGACAATGCCTCTGTGGAGAACGCGCTCCGCGTCATGGCTGAGAAGTATCCGCGTCACTTCGCTGACCTCGTCAACGAGAACGACGACGCCGACACGTCGGACGTGTTCCTGCAGTGCTGCCTCTTCGGGGAGCTGGTCTATGGCTAACCTCTACGCGCCTGACGGTACCCGCATCATCGGCACCTGCGAAACACTCAAAGGCACCTGTCTCTTCCACAACGAAGACATCACCATCGACACCGAGACTGGTGAGTTTCAATTCCAGTATGTCGGCGGAACCGAGGTGGATTGGAACGGCCAGGTGACCAGTCGCGACCAGTTCGGGATGCGGCTGTTCTTCGACGAGAATTACGGGATCTGGCCCGAGAGCGCACTGTGCCTGAAGTAATCGTCGACATGAAGTGGGAGACGGCCGTGCCGCTCCTGCTCGAGATCATCCAGAACGGCACACCTGCCGGCCGGCGCGACGCTCGCGACGAGCTGCTGCGCTGTGCCCGTATCGCGGACACCGCGGTGGTTGCCGCTAAAGCCGCTTCACCCGAACCCACGGCTGACTAGCCATGCAAATCGATATGGCACACCCACAGCCTCGTGGCTTCCTCGCCTGGATCGCCAACCCCAACGCTCGGGGCGTAGTCCTCGATCGTGAGTTTGACGACGACGAGAACCAGAAGCCTCTGACCGCCGAGCCGCTGGACTGGCACGAAAGCCGCCACTGGCCGGCTCTCGCTACCGACTGACTTAGTCACTTCTTCCGCAATCCAAGACTCTCAACCCCTGCTTAGGGGAGTGATCACCCATGCTATTGGACACTGAAGAGCGAACAGTCACGTCCGTGGGCCTCCAACAGGTGGCCCGCGCGACGATCAAGACGTCGCCCAAGATTTTCAACTTTTTCGCCGACCAAACCTACGCCAATAAACCGAAGGCCATCTGTAGGGAGCTAGCCGCTAACGCGGTCGACAGCCATGTGATGGCCGGCAAGGCGGACGAGCCGATCGAGATCTGGCTCCCAACCCTGCTCGACCCAACCTTCCGGGTCCGCGACCACGGACTGGGCATGAGCCACGAGTTCATGATGACCCAGTTCATGTGTTACGCCGACGGCTCGACGAAGGATCAGTCGAACCAGGCGATCGGTGGGTTCGGCATCGGCTCCAAATCACCATTTGCTTATGTTGACCAATACACGGTCAAAAGCATTTTTGATGGCATCGAGAGCGTCTACTCGATCTTCAAGGACGAGGATGGCATCCCGGCGATCGGCCTGTTGGGCCAGCGCGCGACGCAAGAGTCCAATGGCGTCAGCGTCGAGTTCCCGGTCCAGCCCGATGACTTCCGCACGTTCGAGGAAGCCGCGTTCGAGGCGCTCCGCTATTTCGAGCCGTTGCCCGACGTCAAGAATGCGAGTGAAGGCAGCTTCGCTCCGCCCAAATATGTGAGCCGCGGCGCCACCTGGGGCATGCGCGAACAGGCCGGCGATCTGCTCATCGTCATGGGCGGCGTGCCCTACCCGGTGAGCGTCAGCAACCTCTCTTACAAGTTCCCGAGCGATAGCCCGGCGCGCAAGCTGCTCGGTTACGGCTTGGACCTGCGCTTGCCGATCGGCACCTGCTCAGTTGCCTTGTCGCGCGAAGCGCTCAGCTACGATGACCGTACCATCGACGCGATCCGTGTCGCCTGCGAGAACGTGATCGAGGAGGTGAAGGCTTCCTTCGCCACCATGTTCGATCAGTACGACAACGCCTGGGAAGCCGCCGCCGCGCTGTTCCGCGAGGTCGGGGATAACGGCTACGGGGCGCGCGCCGAGTTCCTCAAAGAGAACGCACAGTGGAAGGGTGAGCCCCTCCACCTGACGCTCCAGTATCAGATGCTTGGCAGTCACGAATACGAGAAGAGGGTCGTGCCATGCTGGGGCTACCAGATCTGCAGCATTGAAGGCCGCAGCGACCGCGCTGGTCGCGGCGGACGTGTCCGCAAGGTCACGACCAGCTGGCAGCAGCCAGACAACGGCTTCAAGGGACAGGGCGGCTTCGCCCCCGGGCGTATCGCCACGCTCCTGATCGATGATCTGCCGCAGAAGTCCAGCTCGAAGGCCGCGCGCAAGATCAAGGAGTTCGCCGAGGAGACCGGCAATCGGATCCTGGTCGTGCGTCCTGATGAGGATCAGGCGCTCGAGATCAAGGACGTCCTCAATGGTTTCGGCAATCCGCCCGCCGATCAGGTCGTGCTGACGTCGAGCCTGCCTGAACCGGAAATCGACAGAGTTTACGTGAAGAACAAGGACCGACCCAAGGTCCGGATGTTCAGTTACGACGGAAGCCATATCCGGAGCTCGCGCGGCTACGGTTATTCGGACAGCATCAACCCCGGTCAATTCGGCAAGGATGGTGTCTACGAGATCCCATACGCCGACCAGCCCACCAGCGGTCTCCTCGTCGTCATGGAGCAATTCGAGATCCCGCGCGGCGAGATCCAGCAGCTTGTCAATGCCGGGTTGCTCAACTGGCGCGAGCTTCGCTTCGTCAATGCTGGCGACGCCAAGAAGCTCAACAAGCAGAATTGGACGATGTTCAACGTCGAGGCCGAGCGCCGCAAGAAGGAGAAGCTTAGTGCTTATCCTGAGCTCGCTCAGCGTCTCGCCCTCTCGAATGCCCACGAGATCAAGTGGCTGTTCGAGATGTTTGCCCGCAACCCCCAGCGCGACTTCACGTCGAGGAAGCCACTCGGGAAAATCTTCAAACTCTACCAACAGTACGTCGAACCGCTCGATCACGAGCAGAAGAAGCTCGCGCAGTTTGTCACCGCCAAGCTCCCTCGCGGCGTGAAGCCCGAGGAGCTTCGAGATCA